GAAAGGTATTGTTGGTCTTAACTACTTAGACTCTCGTATTCCTAGAGAAGACGTAGCTACCTTGTCTTCTGCTGTTGGTCAAGGATTTAGAACTTCAGGTAAGATTCCTGAGTCTATTGTTGCAAGAGCCACAAAGCATTTAACTGACGGCCCTCATATTAAAAAACAAAACTACAGATATGATTATCAAATTAAAGACCCATCCGTAGATAAGAACATAGGCTATGTAGAATCTATTGGGGTGTCAGGTGCAGGTGCGCCAGTAGTTAGGGCGCTTCACGGGAAAGCCACAGATACTTACTTAACCTCTGTTAATAAATTAAATAAAATTGGTGGTGACAAAGCTGTATCTAAACTCCAAGGCAAAGACATGGTAGAGTTTATGCAAGTCTCCTCTACTTTAAATGGGGATGCGTATCAGCTAATGAAAAAGCTGGGGGTTAGCGGTCAGCCTAGTCAAATGTTAGATACTCTCTTGTTGGCTAGAGCAAAGTCAGCTAAAGGTTTAAAACTTTATAAGGGAGAACAAAAATCTTTGGACTCTTTTAATAAACTGCTAAACACCCGCGCAATAAAGATGGCTAGAGTTAGCGATGAAGCAGGGAATCCTGTTGGCTCTAGAAACCTTGTAGACATAAAAGAACCTGAAGGTTACTTAGTGACCCAACAGTCTTTTAACTCAAGACAGAAAGAGTTGGGAGGTATGAACGCTTTTGTAGTGGTTGACCCTAACAAAGAAAAGATGTATACGATGTTAAGCGATGGGCATGATATTTTAGGTAAAGACCCTGTTGGTGGACACGGTTTGATTACTGCATCTCCTCTCATTGAGTCTTCAATTAAGACAGGTGCTAAGTATAACAACAAGCAGATAAAAACTAACAGGACACCCAGAAAAATAAACAGGGCTATTAAAGAAACGGAAGCAGTAACAGGCATAAAGAAAACTGCAAATGAAACAAACGAGGCATATACAAAGAGAGCCTTTAGAAACTCTAGGCCAGCCGTGACACAAGCTGACAGAGATAGNGCAGCGTCAGCTAGGAACAAGCTAGTAGGTACGGGGTTGCTAACTACAAGTGCTGTTGCATACGCGGCTTCGGATGATGAATAAAAAAGGGGGCATTGCGCCCCCTAGTTGTAACAAGTTATAACTACACTATCTCACATGCCCCACCTACACACGCTAACTCCTGACTTCCTGTCGTGTTGTCTTCCTCTTCAAACTCACCCAGCCCTTCCCAGTTCACATCAGGTACAGTAGATAGTAACTCTTTGTACTTGGCTTCATCAATCTCTTCATACGGAGCTTGCTGATATACATGATCGCTATACGGCAACAAACTAATACCACTACACAGATCGAAGTTATCCCATATCCATTGCGCTATCTGCAAGAATTCACTGTCTGTATAATAAACTGTGATACTTGGTTTATGTTCGCACCAATGGTTCTGGTATGCTTTCCAAAGTTCTAGCTGTTGCATTGCACCTACTTCACTGACAGTCACAGACTTCTTAGGTGCTTTCACAGGGAAGCTAAACACAGATGATGTGGGTGACATAACGTCCTGCTCTACTGGGAATCCTCTTGACTCCATAAAGATTGCAAGTGGATCTTTCTTGTCCGAACGTACTCTCCGAATATAATGTTTGGAAAACCTAGGATGAATACCACTAGCGCTATCAACAAGCTGAGAAACAGTACCGCTTGGCTTAACGCATGTAATAGCCGCAGACTGATTAATACCAAGTTTCTCCGACCACTTCTTGTTCGTTGCCACACAGACATCCCGTACTTCCTCTAACCACTTGCTCAAGTCTTTAGACTCGCCCTTGCTTAATAGGTAGTGATCCATAATACCTGTCATGCTAACGCCCAGCAGTGCCTCTTCCTCAGTGTTACGCTTCCAGCAGTTACGTAGGTAACGGAAGTCAGTCAAGGTAGCCTGTAGTGTTCCAATGATAGAGGCTATCTCTGCCTTCTCTTTAAGCGTATCTAGTGTGTCGTTCTCACGTACAACAATCTCTGACAGGTTACAGAACTGATTACTACGTAGGATAATCTCAGAGCATGGGTTAGTCCCGAAGTCCTGCTCAGGGTCACGCCTACCGTTGCGTCCTGCAATCTTCTGTGCTGCTACACGGCTAAAGATACCACGCTCACCAGCCTTGCTCTCGTACATTGTCTGCATCTCTGATAGGAAAGACTCAAAGTCAGGCTTCTCTGTGTACGCTACGCTGTTGTTAGCAAGCCTACGATGCCCTTCGTTGCGCCACCAGTCACCAGACTTAGCCTTAGCCATACGTGGGTCAGACAGGTTAGACAAGCTAATCAGGGCTGATCTACGCACACCACCTACTACTACAATGTCAGCAATCTTACAGACAACATCATGACACTCAATGCTGGTCAGCTTACGTCCTTTAGCTTTCTGAAATATCTCTACGCAGAAGTTAAAGAGATCAACCAAAGGCTCTGGCCCTGACGCTCTACCACCAAAGGTCTTTAGCCTAGCACCTGATGGACGTACTCTACTCATGTCCCACTCAGGTATCTTCCCAGCGTACAGCATAGCGATTAACTCACGGAATGCTGATGCCCATCCAATCTTACTATCACTAACAACAATAACGCTCTCTGTCTTATGGAAAGACTCAGCAATTACTGGTAACTTAGTGATGAAGTTACGCTCTACACTGAACCCTACACCTGTACCACACATCAAGACATACATCAGTTCGTCAAAGCTACGGGGTGAGTCAATGGCTAGGTAGCTACAGTTGAACCCAGCTACGTTGTCTTTGTCTAGTGCTTCACCCGCTGTCATCATACAACGCATACTAGGCATTACTTCTAGGTTATGTATAGCATGCCACATCTTATCGCTAGTCTTATTATCTAGCTGTCCACGGTCAACCCAGAATCCAACATAACGAGTTACTGTCTCAGCCCAAGTTTCCCTACGCTTCTCCTCTGGTAGCCAACGTGCGTAGCGGCTCTTNTGTATAAACTGTTGATACTGATCCATTAGTTATTCTCCTCTGTTACCATCTTTGTTAGTTTGTTTAAGTACCATCCAGCTTTCTGTAAGTCCTGCACCTGCTTTCCTTTGTAATCATAACGCCACAGGTACTTCATGCAGTTGCCCTTGAGGTAGCCTTTGAATGCCACTGAAGACATGGACTCCTGTATAGCATCAATACACTCTATGTTGCCTGTGTTGTAATGGTCAGGGTTGTTGACTACATCTTCTACTGCTTCTTCCTCTGCCATAGTAGCCCAAGGCTCTAGTCCTGTCTTACCTGTTGCTCTGTCCCAATCAAACCTTGTTGCTTCATTAATGCTCATCTTCAAAGTCCTCTGCTATTCTGTCAAAATCTCTGATTATCCTACGTTCAAATGCCTCTACTAAATCGTATGTCGTGATTGATAATAATTCACAAGTCAACTCTTCATCCAGATGCAGTACCACTTTATCTTTAAGTTCCTCTAGTGTCATAGCCATTAGACTTTCTTCCTTTTAATATAACGTGTCAACTCCTTGGCTGTCTCAATGGTGTAGTGCTGGAAACCTTCCTTCTCACACCACTCTCCCATTGTTATCTTGCCACCCTTGCGTACCTTCTTGTTAGGGTTTGACAACACAAAGACTAACTCCCATTCAGGCATTGAGTCTCGTATGGCAGTGTACTTCTGTGTATCACCAACCCTAAAGAACCCTTTGCATTCTACCAGTACCGCCTTGCCTTCATGTACAAAGTCAGGGAGGTACTTCTTATGGACTGTGTACGGTATGTCGTATGGCTCAAACTTGTACTGTCCGTCTAGCTTCTCTGATAAATCCTTCTCAAGTCCTGATCTAAAAGCCCTCTTCATCTGCCGTGATCTCCTGTACTCTTGGTTCGTTTACTACGTCTACTAAGAACTTTGGCCCGTATGAATACTTGAATACTCTTAACTCTGGGTAGCAGTGGTCTTTGAATTGACAGTACGAGCAACCAATAGAGAGTTTTGAGTTTCCTGACTTGCCGTCTGGCACAGGTTGGTAACACCACTCCTTCGGTTCTGGTTGCTCTACTAGCTTTTTTATGTGCTTAACTCTGTCAGTAATATCACCCTTCAGTACTTCATACACAGGTGCTTGGGTATCCTTAAGGTCATACTTAAGGTAAGTCAAGTGACCATTAGCCTTGTCCATAGCCAGCCAACCGAACTGTGTCTCGCCTTCTGAGTGAGCGTATGCCTTGATCTGATCTATGTAACCAAAGGGATCG